AACTAATGGCAAGATTTACGCATCCCGCATTTGGTGATGTAGGTGGGCTTACTACAAAAATTAATTCTTATAATCCAGTTTGGTCTGGTACAGGATTAACATTTACAAACTCTCCAGCAACTGGTTCTTATGTAAAAATTGGTAATTTAATAATTGTTCAAATAGATGTTTTGTATACTAATGTTACAAACTTTGGCACAGGTCAATACTCCTTGACACTACCATTTGCATCTAAGTATCATACGGATGTTTATGGTGGATCTGCTCATGATACCCTGCCAAATTTAAAACACTATAGTTTAAAAGGACATTTAACTCCATCAAGTTCTGTTATGACATTGTGGCAGCATGCTGGATCTTCAGAGGATGTTCCAATGACAAAAACTGTTCCGTTTAACGCTACAACAGAAGACAAATTCCACATGTCATTTTCCTATATTTCTGAATAATGTGAGATAATGAGTCCATGCCAGTATCTAAATCCATGGACTTCCCTAGCGCAAAAAAATCATCTTATGCTGCACAAGTTGTAGAAACTCAAACAACTAATGCTGATGTATTAATTAATTACGTTCCAGTTCCTGGACCAATGGGACCACAAGGACCTATCGGGCCCGCAGGACCGCAAGGACCTTCTGGCAAAGATGGATCTCCAGGACCAAAAGGAGAAAGAGGAACTCCTGGGAAAGATGGACTAAGTTCTTTATCCTCCTCTGGGCAGCAAGCAGGGTGGGCATCTTACTTTAATCTAAATAGAAAGCCAGTAAGTCTCGGTGTTAACTATGGAGATGATGGATGGGTAAAGGTTTGGGTAGATTCCAAGGGTAGCAATACAAACGAAAAATACCTACCAGAAGGATGTACCAGTCTTTGGAATGCAGAACAGAGAATGCTTAACTTCCATGGCCTTAAGGTTGGATCTCAGGTATTTGTGACATACAACTTTGAACTTACTACCAACTCTAATAATACTGAGGTTTGGATGAGGACATTTTTTCCTAAATCTACCACCGAAATTTCGCAGTTCGTGGCATCCCTAAAATATCAGTATGTCTATAATATGTATGTGACGCAGCATTTCTTTATAGAGGATAACGCTATGTGGAATTCTGGTGCGGTACCTCAAATTAGAACCGACTACGACTCATCCGTAATTATGAATTCTATCTACGTCAGCGTGGTATAATAATTGCATGGCATTTCCAGCGACCTACAACTTTGACTACTATAAGGGTGATACCTTTGAGTTTCGTATCTATCCTAAGAAGAATGACGGCACGGTTTTTATGCTTAGAGATTTTCAAAATCAATTAAATTCTTTTGTTCTTCCAACTGATGTTGCGAATGCCCCAGATTATGTTAATGATAATTCTGCCCCATATGATAGTGCCCAGTTTACAATTGCCAAGGTTAGAGGGCCAATAACTTCTACGGCACCTGAAGATCAGCCAATTAGATGTTTTGCAAGAGTTTCAGATGATGGGACATATGTTCTGTGTGCAATAAGGCCATCTGATGCAGATAAACTACAGGCTGGAATAGAATATATTTATGATGTTGAGGTTAGAAGGCCGTCTTCGCTCCCAGGGTCTGGAAGTTATGAATTAGTGTACACTTTAGTTACAGGAGCAATAACAGTAACAGATCAAGTAACTGGTGCAAATGCTGCAACTAGAACAACATTATCTGACTATACTATTTCTGGTTTAACAATACCAGCAACATGCGCTAATCCAGATATGGATATTATTTCTGAAACATCAGAGTACACTGCACAAGTAATATCATGGTATGAAAATGGATCTCTAATATCAGATCCATCTACTTTTGAATTTGCTCCAGATACAACATATATGGCGAAAATAAGAGTAACTCCAAAGTCACCATATCAACTTAAGGGAACTCCAAGAGATAAATTTATAGTTCAAGGTGCAGAAGCAGTAACAAATCCAGCATATACCACTGAAACACAGTTTGCAGACATAGAGGTTAAATTCCCCAAAACACAAAAGGTTGTATCTTTGCTATCAATAAGCGGAGTCACAGTTCCAGTAAAAGGTCAAGTCCCAAATACCTCTGTTGCAGCAACAGAACAATATACCGTATCTTTGTCGTGGAAAGAAAAATCATTAACAGATCCAGTTGTTTATGAAAACTTTACTGGAAACTTTAAAGCAGAAAGAACATACGCAGCAGTTATATCATTAACTCCTAAAACTGGATATACGCTTTGTACAGGAATTGCAGAAGACTCTTTCTCTGTTGTCGGTGCTTTAAACTATACTAATAGTGAAAACTCAGGAATCATTATTGCAGAATTTCCTGTAACAGAGGCTTAAAGTGGCAGACATCTTATTATCTACTGATGATTTAACAATTTTTGGTGGTCCAGAAACAATCAGCCTTGACCTAGATATTGGTCCACAAGGAGATCGTGGAAGTATTATTATTGAAGTCAATGGAGACCCAAGAAGTACTGCTGTTGCTAATCAGATTGTACAAGAAACACAGGCTTTAGATCTTGCAATAGATACCCAAGAATTATCAGACACATATAAAACCATTTTTCAAAAAGTTTCTACTGGTGGATCTTTGCAATGGCAGCCAATGCTTAGTTTAAAAACAAACTACTATTCTTCGGTTAAAGATGTGACCGCTGTTCCAAATACGGAAACGGGTGTTGGAACATTAACGATTCCGCCAATAAATGTAACAGAAATATACGGAACATCTGGCTTAAATGTTGTAACTGAAAATATTTTTAAGATTCAGTATTCAGTATCTTCTCCAGAGTCATCTGGACCATTGGCTACAAACCTTATAGTAAAAGAACTAAGTAGAACTCAGGGATTCTTAGCACTACCACTTGAAATAAAGGGTGTAGAATATGTTAATAACGCTTGGCAGCCTATGGCTGGTCCTAAGCGTGTTCATTTATTCATTACAGTGGTATAATGACGAGAGGTGATTTATAGTGGCAGCAGAGAATATTGACAAGACCGCAAACGGTACTGGTCCATTCAACACTAAAATCCCAGGTCTTTCAGATCCAGCAGATATTCAAGCAGCACTTAGACTTTATCACTATGGGTCAGAGTCATATGATTCAGCAGCACCTACACCACCTCCACTTTTAAATAATTCTATTGCAAAACACCTTCAAAATTTAGTTGATGCAGATAATGCAGAAGTAACAAATAGAAATAATGCAATTTCAGCACATAATGCATTAACCACAAATGTCCACGGTATCGAAAACACAGCAAACCTGGCAACACAGTCATTCGTTAATTTATCAATAACAAACGCAATCAGTGGTGCTACTGGTGGATACCCTGCGCTTGCAGGAAATGGTATTGATTGGAATTCGGTAGACGAGCAGTTTGACCTTGAGCCAGCAATTCTAAACAATAATTCTGTTATATCAAAGTCTTCAGCATTTACGCTAGACCCACAAGATGTTAATAAAACAATTCTTTTATCTACATCATCGTCGATGAATTTAACTATTCCGTCAAATTCTTCGGTTAATATTCCTATTGGATATAAATATACTTTAATTGAAGTTGGCACTGGGGTTACAACTTTTGTGCCAGAATCTGGTGTTTCGGTTAATAGCAAAAACTCTCAACTTTTTATTGATGCAAGATATGGTCATGCCGTTTTGATAAAAATTGCAGAAGACTCATGGGTTGCATATGGAGATATTTATGAAAACGCAGGAGTTACTCCAGTTACCCCAGCAGTAACGCCTGCAGTTACCCCAGCAGTAACGCCTGCTGTTACACCTGCTGTTACACCTGCTGTGACACCTGCAGTTACACCAGTTACACCTGCAGTTACACCAGTTACACCTGCAGTTACACCAGTTACTCCTGCAGTTACACCAGTCACTCCAGCAGTTACACCTGCAGTCACTCCAGCAGTTACACCTGCAGTCACTCCAGCAGTTACACCTGCAGTCACTCCAGCAGTTACACCTGCAACACAAACAACAGTTTACTACGGATATTGTGATCAAGGAACGCTTGCTCCAGTGGGACCATACTCTTATTCTTCAACTGGAACTGTAACAGAGATATGTAATACACTCTATAATGATTTTGATTACACTAATGGATATCCTCCAGTATACTGGGCATGTGGTGCCACTCAGCAAGAAGGAACTCCAAACTGTTCTCAGGTTACCCCTGCAGTAACGCCTGCTTCTGGAACTAACTACTACACATTTACTTATTACGATGGAAAGTGTAATTATGCAGTATACGACTACCTTGATAACTATTTAGGAACATACTCAACAAACCTTTGCCAAAACTCAGGAACAGACGCTTCAGGAGCAACACTTCCAAGTTGCACCAATGCAAACTGTACTCCTCCTGCAGTTACACCCGCAGTAACTCCTGCAGTAACGCCTGCTGTGACACCAGCAGTTACACCCGCAGTTACCCCTGCAGTAACTCCTGCAGTTACTCCAGCCCAAGTTTGGTATTGCTCAACAACAGACTTGGGTCCAGACGGAATGTATCAAGGAACATGGAACTCTGACTTGTCTTCTGAGTTGTGCGGTTCCTACAAGACAGTATGCTCTACTTCTGGATACCCACCATATCCAACAGTTCCTGCTTGCCCAGTTACCCCTGCCGTGACACCTGCCGTGACACCTGCTGTAACACCAGCAGTTACACCAGCAGTTACCCCTGCTGTGACGCCAGCAGTTACCCCAGCAGTAACACCAGCAGTTACCCCAGCAGTTACACCAGCAGTTACCCCTGCTGTGACGCCAGCAGTTACCCCAGCAGTTACCCCAGCAGTAACGCCTGCAGTTACCCCAGCAGTTACACCAGCAGTAACACCTTGTACTGGATGCGTTAGAAATTATTGTTGGGAACCATGCCCATCATGTTGTGCTTCATGCGGATGTTAGTGTATAATAGATATTAAAGATTAACTGCGTAGAAAAGGGTATAAATGTCAGAAGAACTAAGTCCTTGGCAAAGATATAAAAAAAATCTGGGAGAAACTAGGCCTTGGGATATTGTTAATCCTGCAACAGAGTGGACTTCTGCCGAGGTAGCAGAAGAAAGATATTCTATATGTAAGGCTTGTCCAGAGTTAATTAAATTAACAAGTCAATGTAAAAAATGCGGTTGTTTTATGATAGCAAAAACAAAATTAGAAAAAGCAACATGTCCATTAGGAAAGTGGTAATATGGAAAAGGTATTTTGGGAAAATTCAACAGGCGTAATATTTAATAAATATAGATCAATAGTTAGAACTGAGATAGCACCTGGAATAATGTCTTATGAAGATGTAATGCCTAAAGAAATATTTGATACGTTCGTAAATGATATTGAAGAAGGTATGAGTTCGGCAAAAATAGAATGGGGATCTGCCTATGTAAAGGCTGGGTCTGGAGATGAAGTAAAAACTAAAGTAGATACTGAATCAAGGGATACTCAAACTATTGTAATTCCATATTCTGCAATAGAAAAAGATGATTATTCAACTTTAGGGGCAGCATTTCATACCTCCATATCTAACATTTTTTTGGAAAACATAGACCCAATAGAAAAAGATTATCAAAGACATTTTCATATAGGATGTTCGTGGCACGATTCTTACTCAATATTAAAATATGGGGTTGGACAAAAATTTGTAAATCATATAGACGATCATCCAGATTTTCATAGAAGAATATCAACACTTTATTATATTAACGACGACTACTCTGGTGGAGAAATAAACTTTCCAAGATTTAATCTTTCTTTTAAACCTAAAGCAAATCAGATGATTGTTTTCCCTTCAACCTATGTTTATAATCATTCTGTTTCTCCAGTTACAGAAGGAACAAGATATGCGGTGGTTAGTTGGCTGAGATGAGCATAGATATGGGCCTTGTAAGACAGGCAATTATAGAAAAAAGAATTCATGTTTTTAAAAATCCTTTTCCAGAACTACCTTCCCTAGATACAATAATGTCAATGGTTTCTCAATATGTTGATGAAGATCTAGAAAAATTTCCACACAGATCATATCTTTTGAATGATTTTGTTGAGGGCGAATCTTCAGATATGAGTCTTAAGTGTAGATTTTGGTCAAGGATGGCATTTCAATTATATGATCCAAAAGACCTGTATATGTCAATAATTCCAGAATTGGCTCCAGTAACAGAGTGGGGATTGTCCGAATATTCATCTGATATCTATCAGGGTAATTTTTGTTTAGTTTCTCTTATGAAAAACAGAGGAGTTGTAGGAAGCAAGCATAGTGACTATGTTGATCAATTCCAATGGGTGGTTAAGGGCGAGATGATTTGGAGAACAGGTCCAAACCTAGAAAATGAAACACATGTTGTTGAGGGTGATTTTATATTTGTTCCAAAAAATCTAACTCATGAGGTTGAAACCTTAAAAGCACCAAGAGTAGCAATAAATCTGATTTTAAGAAACTAAAAAGCACCTACAGATTTTCCATAGGTGCTTTTAGGTTGTTTTTACTTACTTAGGAAATTTTTTCATCCACATCTTGGTCTTTGGGGTAATACCCTTCCAGGAAGACCAATCTTCTCCACCGTTTGTCATATAGTATGCAATCTCTGCATTCTTTACGGGATTAAATAGTTCAGCATTAGAGTCCAAGTCAAACTTAGTTCTACGGTCTGGCCCTAACTCATCGATCATATTAATTTGGAATACCCCATATGAGGAGTCCCCAGTCTTGTGGTTGCCATTAAATGCAAGTGGGCGACCATTAGATTCCTTCTTGGCAATAGCCCAGGCCACAACCAAGTCTTGACCCCTAAACCCAACAAGGTGCAAGAGTTGTTTTAATTCAACATCTGTTAGAGAAGTCTTATTTTCAAAACTCTCTAGTTTTTTGGCCTTAGAAACCAAAAAAACCTCTTTCGAGGTGTCTTCTGCCTTCTGAGCCTGTTCAGTACTTAAATTGTTCTTAGTAGTTATTTCTTCAGCATTAGCAGCGTTTGACAAAGTCACTACTAAAGCCAATATACTGAGTGTGCTAATGATCTCTTTGTTTCTTTCGATAAATTTAATCATAGTTTCCTCCTTAGAAAACAATAACACCTTGGTAGGTGTTACTACCAAGTATAACACAAAATTATGTCAAAAGTCAACTTGATAGGGTGGTATAATAAAGATTATGCCACAATACGCATCTAACTACCCTAACTCACTTTCGTATCCCGTTGCATCAGATCCTGTTAATGTACACGGAGACTTTAAAGTATTGGTTGATGCTTTGAACAATATTCTCCCTCCTCTGGGATATGGCGCAGCATATATTGATGTAAGAAATACTACAGGCACAACAATTTCTCAGGGCATTCCAGTATTTATTAGTGGTAGTGTTTCTGGAAAATCTTTAATACAAAAATATGATCCATCTAGTCCAACCCACAATCCAGATGTTCCAATTTTAGGTTTAGTAAAAAATGATATTCCAAATAACTCTAATGGCCTAGTTATTGTTTCTGGTGTTATTCAAATGAATACAACAGATTTTGGTGCTGCTGGAACAAAGGTTTATGTAGATAATACTGGAACTCTTGTTGCAGGTCGCCCATCAACTGGACCAGCAAGATATATTGCTGTTGTTGCTATTCAGGCAACACTTGCTAATGGTGGAATGTTGATTGTTCAAACAAAAGGCAACGGTACATGGGGAGCCCTCAAAGACGGGCTGTCGTGATATAATACAATTATGGCTACCTTTAGAAATCAACCCACAGATTCTTATGCTCTTGGTTCAGCACCGCCAGAGGTTCGTTGGACGGTAGTTAGAGGAGACTCTGCAGCATTTAGAGTATATGTAACAAACGATGCAAGAGAGCCAATTTATTTAGAGGACTGGGAAATCAAGATGGATATTTATCGTCCATCAACAGATGAGGTTATTGTTACTTTGTCTCCAGAACCAATTGAGTTTCAAGACACAGAAGGAAGTTTCACGGTAAACCTAACATCTTCACAATCAGAACTTTTAGAGACAGGAGATATCTTTGATATTCAACTCACAGAACTTTTG